GCTTCTGCAATTGACTTCGGTCTTGCTGTTGTTCGTGGTACTACCGATACTGAATGTAAATTACCTACTGCAACAGGTGGAAGCTTTGTAGGTCTTACTGTTCGTACAATCGCTGGAACTGCTGATACAGCTGGTGATCGTAAATATCAGATCGATGAGTCTGCAAATATTCTTGATGAAGGTGTAATTTACGCTATTTGTGAAGATGGTTGTACACAAGGTGATCCTGTATCATTTCGTTATGTTGCTGGAACTGGCCAACTTGGTGGTCTTGTTACTACTCCTGTTGCTTCAGAAACTGATGTAATCGCAAACGCTGTTTGGGATACAACTACTGCTGCCGGTGAAATCGGTAGAGTTAAATTCAAATAAGGAGTCTTAAATGGCTAAAATTCATGCAATGCCGGAAGGCGTAAAAATTACTAATGATGCTGATGCTGGTTTAGGGTTCGTTGAGTCAACTCTAACACACGTAGAAGCTAAAGTTTATGAAACTGAATATCGTCATATTGTTTATCAAGACGTTGTTCCAGTATCAAACGAAGCAGGAGAAGGTGCTACATCTGTAACATATTACTCTGTTGATGGTGCTACAATGGGTAAATTTATTGGATCAAATGCAATCGATGTTCCATTATCTGATATTTCAACTAAACAATCTATTGTTCCTGTGGAACTTGGTGCTGTTGGTTATAAGTATTCTGATGAAGAACTTCGCCAAGCTGCAATGCTTAATCGTCCATTACCACAAATGAAAGCAAACCTTACAATGCGTGGATATGAAGAACATGCTCAAGATGTATGTCTTAATGGTGACGCTACAAAAGGTCTTGAAGGTTTCTTAGATAATTCTAATGTACCTGCTGCTTCTGTTGTTAATCCTGGTTCAGGTACTGAATGGGTAAATAAAACTGCTGCACAAATCTTATTTGATGTAAATGCTTTATTTGGTCAAGTTTTTGAAACAACTAAACAAGTTGAAAAGCCTGATACTCTTGCTCTTCCAACTGCACAATATTCATATATTGCTAACACTCCAAGAAGTGATAATAGTGATACAACAATATTAATGTATCTTGTACAAAACAGTACTTACATTAATTCAGTTGATGACATTATTCCGCTTCCTGAACTTGTTGGTAAGGGTGCAGCTGCAACTGATCGTATGATGGTTTATACTAAGAATATTGATAAAGTTGTTTTTCATATTCCAATGCCTTTCCGTATTGAGCAACCTGTTCGTAAAACACTTGGTTGGGAAGTTCCTGCAGTTTATAAACTATCAGGTGTTGAATTCCGTTATCCGTTGTCTGCTGCTTATGCGGACGGTATCTAAATTTTAAATAAGGACGAAAAATGAAAATCATAAATAAAACAAAGCGTTTAATTTGTATCCAAACTAAGGAAGGACGTGTAGACGTTCTTCCAGGTGTTATCACTGATAACAAATCTCTTGACAAGCTTAAGGGTAAAGATAAAATCTTTGATCATTATCTTGAAACTGAAGCTTTTAAAGAAGTTGGTGGATCATCTAAAGGTCCAAGTGAAAAAGAACTTCTTACAGCTGAAGCAATTGAGCTTGGTATTGAAGATGCTGGTACATTAAGCGTTAAAAAACTTAAAGTTGCTATCCATGCAGCAAAAGAAGCTGCAAACAATAACTAGAGATTTCTCTCTGGTTACAATCATAAAGGACTTACTATGGCATTAAATTGTGGACCAACAGAATTCAAAACACGTTTCCCAGAATTCAGTACCATTACAGATCCTCGCATCCAAATATTTATAGATGACTCAACATTGCTTATTGTTGAAGCAACATGGGGCACACTATATTCTTTAGCAGTTTGTTATCTGACTGCACATTATTTAGCATTAGCAGAGCAATCTTCAAATGGAGATAGTGGTAGTGTTGGAAATGTAGCTTCACAAGCTGTTGATGGAACTTCAATTAGTTTTAATAATCCAGTAATGAGCAGTGCTTCACAAGCATTTTATAATTCTACGTCTTATGGTCAGAGATTTTATTCTCTTATAAGATCACTAGGTGTAGGTGCGGCAACGGTTTAATCATGAAAGTTACAGTTAATTCAACCAATGGAAAAGGTATAAAAAAACTTTTCGATCGGTTAGAGAAAGGTAGCGTTGATGTTGGAATTCTTGTAGGTGAAGGTAAACATGAAGATAGTGATTTAAGTGTCGCTGAGGTAGGTTTCTATAATGAATTTGGAACATCTACTATACCTGAAAGAAGTTTCATAAGATCTACTATTAATGGTAAATCTAAAGAGATCAAGAAAGTAGCAGCTGCACAATATAAATTAGTTTTAAACGGTGAAACAACCAACGAAAAAGGTTTAGGAATTCTTGGTGCATTTACTGCTGGGTTAATTCAACAAACATTTACAAGTAATGATTGGCCAGATAATACTCAATCTACTATAAATGCTAAAGGTAGTTCAAGACCTCTTGTAGATACCGGGCAATTAAGACAATCAATATCATGGAAGGTTAACGCATGAAAAATGACGTAAGCAAAGCACTAACTAGATGGTTAGAGCCGGTTAATATTATTCGCAAAGATGTTGGTTCATATGTTAACGGTGATTGGGTTGATGGAGCAGATATTAGTGTTCCTATTAAAGCTGTTGTTCAGAATGCTAATGCTGATGATTTGATATTACTTCCTGAAGGTAGTAGATCAAGTGAGAGTGTAAAAATTCATACAGTTTCAGAAGTTAAAACAGTTTCAGAAGTTGGTGAAACAGAAGCTGATCAGTTTGATTATGATGGATCTAGATATAAAATATTTGATGTTGCTAATCGTAAAATTGGAAATTATTATAAAGCAATAGCTATAAGGATTAAAACATGACTTTTCCAGAACTAAAGCAACACATTAGAACATGGGTAGCTGATACTTTAAATATGGAAGTTATTTTTGCACCTGCTCTTGGACCACGTCCGTTAGATCAATATGCTTTATTAAATATAGTATCTGTTGAAAAACTCATAAATGATGTTAGAACTGAAACACGATTAGTAAGTGGTGCAATTCAAGCTGATTATCAAGGTATTAGAAAAGTTATGGCATCTGTTAATGTTTACAGAGGTGATGTAATGACTGAGATGGTAGATTTGAGATCATCACTATCAAGAATACTAACTCAAGATTATTTTAATGATCTAGATATAGGCATAATTAATTCATCAAATGTAAATCATATTCCAGAACTTATAGGCAAAGATTGGGAAGATAGATCTCAATGTGATTTCTTTTTTCATTACTTACCTACTATTCAAAATGATCCAGATATAGGTGAAATTAAGCAAATTGAAGTAACAAATGAGATAAATGGTGAAACAATCATTATAACATGATATAATTAGCAAATCAAAATAGGAGTTTAAAATGGCAGAGAAAAGAGCAATCAAACGTTTTGTAGACGTTGAGATTAAAAAAGATACTCCAAGTGTATCAGCTGCGTCTTTTGGAATACCAATTCTAATTAGTAACAGCAACGTAATCACAACAGCTCAAAGAGTAAAGAGATTTACTACTTTAGCTGGAGTTGAAACATTGTTTCCAGATACAACAGAGGAGTGGAAAGCAGCTGATGCTTACTTTAGCCAGGATCCTTTTAATGAAAATCAACCAGAAGAACTATTAATAGGTCGATATGTTGATGCACCAATTGCAGCAGTATTGGAAGCGGGTGAAGAACCTGAGACTGATTTTGAAGCATGGAAACTTATTACTGATGGTGAGTTTGGTGTAACTATTGATGGTGGACTTGTTGATGTAACAGGTTTAGATTTTTCAAGTGTTACAAGTCTTGATGATGTAGCAAGTGTTATTTCACTTGGAACAGCTGGTGCTAGTGTTGCTTATGTAATCAATCGTTTTGTATTTACAAGTGATACAACTGGTGCAGCTTCAACTATTACGCTGCTTCAGATGGTTGCTGCTCCAGCAGGTACTGATATAAGTGGCGCTGATTTCTTAGATGGTGGTGTTATTCAATCTCCTACTAATCCAGGTGGTTCACTATTATCTCAAGGTCAAATTGCAGAAGATGCTGCTGATATGTTGACTGCTGTAAAAAATGCAAATAACTCTTGGTATGCTTTAGGTTTAATTAAAGCTTTAAGAGATATTCAATTTACTGAAGATTTATCTGATGCTTTAGAGTCTAATCGTAACATTATGATTACTGTTACTAATGATCCTAATACGTTAGTTCTTGGTTCAGCAGCTTCACTTGCAGCTAAATTAAAAGCTAAAAATTACAAACGCACATCCTTAGTTTATCATGATAATGAAAATGTTTATCCTGATTGGTCATGGATGGGACAACAACTTCCAAAAGATGTTGGTTCAACTAACTGGTCATATAAAACATTAGCAGGTATTGCAGAAGGAGCTTCACAAAATATTGAACCTTCTACAATCACACAGACAGAGATCGATGCTGCTGAAGATGTAAACGCAAATGTTTATACAACTACATTAGGTGCAAGTTTTATTTACTTTGGTACAATGGCTGGTGGTAAAAATATTGATAAAGAAGGTGAGTTTATTGATATCATCATTAATATTGATTTTTTACAAGCGCGTGTAGAAGAAGGTTTAATGAGTCTTTTATTAGAGAAAGATATTATTCCATTCACTGATGGTGGTATTACAATTGTTGAGACAAGACTTAAAAATCTTTTACAAACATATGGTGTAGTTCAAGGAATTCTAGTTGATGGTACAGTTGTTACTTCATTTCCTAAACGTTCTGAAGTAAGTCAAGCTGATCGTGATGATCGTAAATTACCACTTGGAACATTTACAGCTGACCTATCCGGAGCAATTAATACTGTAATTGTTCGCGGTACATTATCAATTTAATAAAGGAATAAAAAATGGCAGATTTTGGAAATTATTCATTCACAAATGTAAATGCAATATTTGGTATCGAAGAGATACAAGGGTTCGCTGAAGGTGATGACGTAGTAAATATTAATTTTAATAGTGATCAGTTTACATTAGTTGTTGGTGCAAAGGGCGATGCAACTAGAACACAAACTAATGATAATAGTGCGTTGATTACAATTAAGTTATTACAGACATCAAAAAGCTACAAAACACTTATGAATTTGTATAATATTGATCGTGAGACTGGGGCAGGTGTAGCACCTCTAACAGTTATTAACAAAGAGACCGGTGAAACATTTGTGGGAAATAACTCATGGATTGTAAAAGTTCCACCCATTGTGAGAGGGCAAAATGCCAATGCGGTAGAGTTTATATTCGCTACTGATTTTGGAACAATGGTTATAATATAATACTACCTAGAGCTTCGGCTCTTAGTAGGTTAATGTGGGTGTATATTTTGAGTTCGTCCTTAGATGTACCCCTTCATTAGTCTATATTAAAATTAAAGGACGAACATGAAACAAGAAACAAAAGTAATAAATGGAGTAACTTATAAGGTTACAACGATGGACGCATTAACTGCATTAAGTGTACAAGCAAAGCTACTTAAATTATTAGGTGGTTCATTTAGTGAATTAACAAGTGGTGCTAATAAAGAAAGTATTAGTAAGGCAATAGCTAAACTTACAGATAATATTGATGATCATAATGTTGTTTCATTAGTAACTAAGCTATTTGAAAAAGGTGTATTCTATAATAAAGTTACAGATGGTGTAGCAGTAGATATTCCAATAGATTTTAACAGTTATTTTGCAGGTAAGACAGGAGATATGTGGTTAGTTGCAATGTTCATTATTCAAACCAATTTTAGTGATGTGCTGGGAAAGCTCGGGTTAAATTCCATCTTCCAAGAGGTCGAACAGAAGATCGAAAGTTAAATATAAATTTATTTATATACAGACCGATCATGGAAAATATGTGTACACTTAATGAGTTAAGGACGGTTTATAGTTTATCAGATCTACATGATTTTCATGAAGTTCTAAATTTAAAATTGGAAACTGAATACTTAAATAGTAAGAAAAAGTGATATAATTAGGTCAAAGGAATTAATATGCCAGTTATTGATAGTTTAGTTGCCAAACTTTCTTTTGATTTTGATGATAAAGCATTAAACGAATTTAATGAAGGTATGGAACAAGCAGGTAAAATTGTTGCCGGTGTTGCAACGGCTGCTGTTGCCGCTGGTACTGCTGTATTCGCTTTTACTTCTAAAATTGCTGAACAAAATGATGAGATAGGTAAACTTGCTGAACGTATTGGACTAGCTGCTCAAACAATAAATGAACTTGGATTTGTAGCACAGCTCAATGGTGGTTCAATAAATTCTATGAGTTCATCACTTGAAAATCTTTCTAGAACTGCAAGTGAGGCTGCTAGAGGTACAGGAGCTGGTGTAGAAGCATTCGGATTACTTGGAATTAGTGTAACTAATGCTAATGGTGAAATCAAGCAAACTGATGATCTTCTGTTAGATGTTGCAGATGCTGTAGCACAATTAAGTTCACAATCACAGAAATTAGAATTGCTAAATAAACTCGGTATTGACTCTTCATTACTTCTTACACTTGAACAAGGTAGAGCTGCTATTCTTGCACAAAGAAAAGAAGTTGCAGAATTAGGTTTTGTATTAGATAAAGATGCAACACAAGCTGCTGCTAAATTTAATGATGAAATGTTACGCATTGGAACAGTAGTTAAAGGTGTATCTTCTGCTATTGGTACAAAACTAATGAAACAAATCCAACCAATGATAAAAGCATTTGTAGCATGGTTTAAAGCAAATAAAGAATTAATTAAACAAAACTTAAATTCATTCTTTGAGACATTAACAAAAACGATAACTGTTGTTTTTAATATAATAAGAAGAATAGTAAATGTCATTGATACAGTTGCTCAAGCATTTGGTGGATGGGCTAATGCAATAGGAGTAGTATCTGCAGCATTGTTGGCAATGAATATAAGAATATTATTGATACCAGCATTAATACTTGCAGCAGGTGCAGCTATATTTCTATTAATAGAAGATCTAGTTGCTTTTGCAAACGGTGCAGATAGCCAACTTGGTGCTCTTGCTAAAAAATCAGATACGTTTAGAATAGCATTAGAAAGTCTTGTTGAAGTTATGGCAATGGTTGGAGAAGGCTGGAACCTTATATTTACTCAAGGTGAAGTTGTATTAGATAGTTTAATACTTTTAATTAAGGATATAGGTACTACTATTTTTAATTCTATGATTATGCCATTAAATAAAGCAATAGAATTATTGAATAATTTACCTGGTGTTGATATAGGAACTATTGAACAAGCACAAACAACTGGAGCATTAAATGCTTTTTCAGGCGGTGCTGTTGGATCTGTATCAAGTAGTTCTACAACTAGTAATAAAGTTACTGTTCACATTAATGGTGGAGATACAGAAGCAGTTAAGCAAGCAGTAAGTGAAGCTCTTGGTGCTGACATGAAAGCAGCTGAACAAAATCTCGGTACAGAAGTGAGTTTTTAATGGGTATAGCACAATTATTTTTTAGAAAAGATAACTTAATAGGTGAGATCAAACTTGATGTAATAGTTGAAGAGTCAGCTCAATCAAGTTCTACAATAACATCTAATCCAGTTGAAAATGGTGCAGATGTTAATGATCACATTATTATTAATCCAATGACATTCAGTATAACTGGAATTGTATCAGATACTAAAGTTCAAATACTTGGTGGGTTTGGTACATTTACACAAATTGCTTCAGGTAATGCATTTACAAAAGATGACACACCATCGAAAGATGCATGGGAAAGTTTGTTAGAATTACAAGCAGAAAGAATACCTTTTACGTTAGTTACAAATTTAAAAGATTATGGGAACGTTGTTATAGAAAATTTAAGTACAAGTCAAAATAAAGACTCATCAAATTCTTTAAATTTCACAGCAAATATGAGAGAGATCATTTTTGTAGGACCTAAAGAATTAACTGCTGAACAATTTGATAATGCAACAACTGCTGATAAGGCAGTACCAAATATTGATGGAGGACTTAAACAATGATTTTACCACTTACAACTAATCCATCAGAAAGCTTTAACTATAATGTTAATGGTGAGGTTTATAAATTTAAACAAAAATGGAGTACGTTAGGATTTTGGACATTAGATATTGTAAATATAACTGGAACACCTTATATATATGGTGTGAAATTACTTGCAAAAACTAACTTATTAGAAATGCATCCAGATATTCCATTTGATTTAAGAAGTGAGAGATTAAATGATCCTAGCCGTAATAATCTTAATGAATTTGAATTAGAAATTTTAGAGAAAAACAATGGCTAAGTTCTTTATGAGAGAAGTCAGCCTTGTTGTTGGTGATCCTGAAACAGGTGGTCTTGAAATTAAAGATCTTAGATTTTCTTTTACCATAGAATTATCATTAGTTGGTTATCCAAATATGGGTAATATTAAAGTGTATAATTTAAAACAATCAAGCCGTAATAAAATAAAAGAAGAGTTTACTAAGATATTTTTATACGCTGGTTATCAAGGAAATACATCATTGATCTTTAGTGGAAATATTGTTAATGTTACACATGAGAAATCTGGACCTGATTGGATCACAACATTGTTTTGCGGTGATGCTTTAAAATCTATTAATCAATCAACTATAAGCAAGACTCTTCCACCTGGTGCAACAACTGAAAGTATACTTGATGAACTGGTTGCTGGAATGGATGGCGTTACTAAAGGTGTAACTGAAGGTCTTAAAGATTGTCTTACTAAAAAAAGATCATTACTTAGAGGTTTAGTCCTATCAGGCAATATTAAAGATTGGCTTACTAAATTATCACAGAATTGTGGATTTGATTATTCAATTAATAACGATGTACTTGAGACAACAGTTAAGGGTAAACCATTAAACGATGAACCAGTTGTTATTATATCTCAAGAAACTGGTATGATAGGAAGTCCAGAGCTTACAGAGGTGGGTTTAAAAGTTAAATCGTTATTATTACCTCAACTGAAGCTTGGAAGACGTATAGAGATCAAATCTATAAGTAGTAAGATTAATATTGGAAACTTAATATTTCGTAAAGTTCCACCAACATTAGGTGTAGGTGTATATAGAATAGATAAAATTACACATGTGGGTGATACTAGAGAAAATGATTGGTTTAGTGAAATTGAAGCAAGGAATTTCTAATGGGTGATGGAGATAGAAGAGCAAGTATTGAGAGTGTAATATCTACAGCAATACAAACTCAATTAAAAGATGTTCATACAAAGTTACCTGGTCAGATCATTAGTTTTGATCCAGCAACACAATTAGCGGATATTCAACCATTACTAAAAAGGAAAGTTGGAGATAAATTGATTAACCTTCCAGTACTTGCAAAAGTTCCTGTTAGATTTATGAAGTCAAAAGCGTTTACAATAACGTTTCCACTTGTTGCAGGTGATGAGGTTTCATTATATTTTATCGAACGTTCAATAGATAATTGGCTATTACAAGGTGGAATACAGTCACCTAATGACACAAGAAAATTTGATTTGTCAGATGCTTATGCTGTACCTGTTCTTTATTCACAAAAAGAAGTACTTGCAGATTTTGATCCAGCAAATATGGAAATAAGAAATACTGCAAATGATACTAAGATAACAATTAAACCATCAGGTGAAGTTATTATCACTGCAGCTAAAACAACTGTAACAGGTGATCTTGATGTTCTAGGAAAAATTACAGCTCCTACAATACAAGCTGCAAGTAGTTTAACAATCTCAGGAACAGAGGTTAAAGGCCATACTCATGGTGGTGTTCAACCTGGTTCAGGTAATACATCACCTTTAGCATAATTTTGTGATATAATACTTACATAGTTTTTAAGGAGGATTTATTATGGATATTGCTCTAAATTCAGAACATGATATTTTTGTAGATAAATCTGACTTAGTTTTGACCACCAATGATAATTTTATTGTTCAATCTTTACGTATTAGATTACAGTTTATTCTTAATGAATGGTTTCTAGACACCTTTGCTGGATTACCATATCCAACAGTTATTTTTGAACGTGGCACAAATATTTCTACAATATATAGATTATATCGTAATGAAATTCTAAATACGGTAGGAGTACTTGAAGTTATTTCATTAACGCTAACTCCAGATAATGATGAACGTAGTTTACAAGTTGATTTTACAATTAAACAAGATAATGATATAGTTATGTCAGAACAAATAATAATAGAGGTTTAAAATGGCTTTTGGATTATCACCAGACGGATTTAATAGAAAACGATTATCGGATATTAAAAGTGAATTAGAAGCTTCATATAAACTTATATTTGGAGATAATATAGATGTATCTCCACAGAGTGTATTTGGTCAGATCATAGGTATTCATTCAGAACGTGAAGCAGATTTATGGGAACAAGCAGAATTTATCTATAATGCATTTTATCCTTCAACTGCTCAAGGTGTTCAACTTTCAAATGTAGTTACACTTAATGGTATTGTAAGACAAGAGGCTACAAAGTCAACTGCAACAATTACATGTACAGGTGCAAATGGAACAATCATACCAATAGGATCTATTGTTTCAACATCAGATACAAAAGAACAATTTGTAAGTATCACGGAAGGAACTATTGCCGCAGGAACAACTTCAATAGCTTTTGAGTCAGTTAACGATGGAGCAATTGAAGCAGTAGCTGGAACATTGACAGTGATAGATACTCCTATATTTGGATGGGAAGCTGCTAATAATTCTAATGATGCTGAACTAGGTCAAGATGAAGAGACAGACGCTGAACTTCGTGATAGAAGAACTTTATCGACTCAAGCACTAGGGCAGAATTTAGTTGATAGTTTATTTGGTCAAATATCAAATTTAGATAATGTTACAGATGTTTTAGTTATTTCAAATGGTACAGATGGAATAGTTGATGGAATTCCACCTCATCAATTTTTAACAGTTGTAGAAGGTGGAGATGTTGAAGAAATAGCAAATACTATATGGTTAAATACTCCACAAGGAATAGCTTCACATGGAGCTTCAACTGAAGCGATCATTGACTCACAAGGATTTACTCAAGATATAAAATATAGTAGACCTGCTGAAATAGATATATATTTTAAAGTTACTATAGTAACGGATCCAGCACTATATTCTATAAGTGGTGATGTAGATGTTCAAGCAGCAATAGCAAATTATGGAAATAGTAATTTTGGAATAAGTGATGATGTTATATTAAGTCAATTCTATACAGCAATAAATACTGTTCCAGGAATTATTTCTATAGATCTTAGAATTGGATTATCAGCAAGTCCAACAGGAACTGCAAACTTAGCTATTGGTTTAGAAGAAATATCTAAATATGATACAACTAGAGTAGAGATGATAGTATCATGATAGAACAGTACCTTGATCGATTGGCTTTTCAATTTTCAGATAGTGAAAATCTTAAAGGTTTATTATCGGTGCATCTTTTAGACTTTGAAGATATATCGTTATCATTAGACGATTTATTATCAGATAGATATTTAGATACTGCACAAGGTGTTCAGTTAGATGGTATTGGTGAAATAGTAGGTCTTGTAAGACCAGTAGCTCCAGTTGAGTTAGTTGGTGTTTTTGGATTTTTAGACGATCCAACAGCTCAAGGTTTTAGCAAACTTAGTGATCCAGATCTTGGTGGTAACTTTGTAAGTCTTGGTACAGCATCACAACCAATAGGTGATGATTTATATAGAACATTACTTAGAGTTAAAATTAAAGCTAATAAAACAGCAATGACAAATGAAGACGTTATTGATATAATATCATTTGCGTTTAATGGAATTTTAGTAAGATACATATTAATTACTAATACAAAACCAACATATGAGATTGGTAAGATACTTACTCAATTTGAAATGGATGTTATACTTCCATTAATACCAGTCATGATAGGAATAGACGAAGCCGATTATAAGGTCATGCATAATGAAACCCCATTTGGATTTTCACTTGATGATACATCTCTAGGATTTGGAACTCTTGCTGATGCAAATATCGGTGGGAATTTCGCTAAATTTATATAAAAGGAAAATAAGATGGCAATACCAGGAACAGAACCAGTATGGGATGAAACAGAGGTTAACTCAGTTGCACCAGATACGGATCACGAGCAAGAGGGATGGTTAGCACCAGGTGGAATACCAGAGAAGCCACCATTTGAAACGTTTAATCATTGGATGAATAATGTTTATAAATGGGTTACTTATTTCACAAATGAAGCAAGGCGTCTATGGCAAAATCAAAAAGTTTCTCATAATATAACAGTTGATAGTGACTATAGCTTAACAGCAGACCAGAACACATATGGTAAAGTGATTATCACAGATAGCGGTGTTATACTCACAACTGCTAGAAACATCATTGTTGATACAAGTGAGAGGTCATTTATATTCCAAAATGATACAGCTCAAATATTAACAGTTAAAACAAGTGCTGGAACTGGTATTGCAGTCGATGTGGGCACTAAAGTATGGTTAGTTTGTGATGGGACAAATGTAATTGAAGCGGTTGATATAACTGGACTAGATATATCAACAACAATACAAGCACAAGCTGGAACAGATAATACAACAGCAATAAGTCCTTTGAAATTACATGAAACAATGCTAGGTAGTGATAGTCAGCAGTCCTTGCAAGATGTTACAGGTAGTAGAGTAATAAATACAACATATACAAACACTACAGGACGACCTATATATATAATGATACATACAGATGGTAGTGTGAGAAATATTCAGATTGATGGTATTAATATGACAGCTAGTTCAGCAGGTGGTGGTAATTTAATAAATACGTTTGTTGTTCTTAATGGAAGTACATACAGAACTGATTTCTTTAATCAGTGGCTAGAATTAAGATAAGGAAAAAATATGAAATACTATAAAGATAATAATAATGAGGTATTCGGATTTGATGATGATTTTGATGGTGTACCAGAAGAATTAAACTCAATTACAGAGGATGAAATGAAGTTATTAACTAAAGTTGAATTAACTCCAGAGCAAATACTTTCACAACAAAAAGCTAATGGTAAAGATTATGATTTAAACGGAACTATCTATAAGGTGCCATTTACATCAGAAGATGCGAACGGCTTAATGCAAGTTAATGTGGCATTTACAATGGGTATAGCAGACACAAATATCCATTTTAGTAATGGAACTGTAATGCCAATAGTTGCTGCAGACTTTCAAGCGTTCGCTTTATGGTTTGTAACCAAGCGAAATTCATTCTTTTTATAGGATAGATTATGCAACTTTATGAAAAGTTTGATAATGACGTTAAAAAGAGAAGTCGCTTAATGCGGTTTCTTTTAGTATTGGATCAGATGTTTAATGTATTATTGTGGAATGGCTCTCAAGATGAGACAATAAGCTCACATATACATAGAAGACAATCAGAAGATAAAGCTAATTGGTTTGATAATAAGGTATGTTGGGTTTTAAAGAAGATTGAGTCTAAGCATTGTTTGAAGAGTTTAGGGGAATAATCCCCCTAATACTGTGTTTTATATCTACGTAAATTTTCTGCATTCTTTGCAGCATACATTCTACCAATTTCAGCAGCATCCATTCTAAGAGCAATAAAAATATTATTGATAAAGTGCATAATATCGATTGCTTCATATTTAAGTTCAAGCATCTCATCTTCAGATAGATCTTGCCATTTTTCTTGACCTAAAGCAGCATGATTTGCTTTCCACTTTTTCCAAATAGCTGAGTCATTACCACCAATAGCTTCAATAAGTTCTGTAAACTCATCAGAAATAGCATCTCTGTTATCTCTAAACCATTCTTTTAACTCTCCTTTGGTTTCTATCATAGTTGGATCAATATTGCTTAGAGGTAATCTCTGAGCCAAGTCTATTTGTAAATTGTGTTGAAGATCTAGCATATCCTGAAAAGAGAAATTCTCTTCAGGTACTTCTAAATGTGCACATTGGTTTTCTGGTTTGTTAGTTTTTTTCATCTTTAACCTCTTCCAATTTTAATATCGTAGATGTTTTAAAATATGATTTATTACCATTTTCTAAAACGACATTAACAAAGTTTCTTTCAAATGCATAGAATTTTACATTCTCAAGTTTAGTATCATTATCTTTTGTAGTTATTGTAACTGTGCTTGACATCTTTATTTACCTGCCTTTTTTAATTTCCAAATGACATTACGTGACTGCTTAGGAAACATTGGTGCCATCAAGATTGATGTAACATTACTATCATAGTATTTATTTAACTCATCAAATACATACTTCTGATGTTCATTCATTTCAGATTTATAATCTTTCATTGAAGCAAAAGTACCATAAGTTTGTTCAATTTCAAAACCTGATTTGGTAATAAGTTTCTCCATCTCTTCATACGTATACTCATTTACTTCACCGTCAACAACATGGTTACCAGCTGCAGCAGTATTATGATCATAAACAGGAGTTGATATAAGAACCGTTGTATTATCGTTACAATGAGCTCTAAGATTTTTAAGATACTTTTTACCATTGTCAACACCTACATGTTCAATTACTTCAAAACTACAGATAATATCCCAGTCATTTCCATGATCTACATCATTAACAAGATCAGCTTGTTTAAAATCAATCCAAGGAACTTTAGCGTATTTTTCATTTGCTTTATCAACAGTACCTTGCTTGTATTCAAGACCTAGATATTGTGATTGTTTGAACTGGTTGCGATATAAGACCTCAACAAGATTACCACTACCTGAACCAAAGTCTAAAACTTTACCACCGATTTTAGCTAACTTAAGAACATGTGTCCATCTGAAGTAATGAGCGAATTGATCGCGATGAAAGATATGACGTTCAAATGCTTTATCAGGATCTAACTGAGTATTGTTATAAGGTTTAGCTTTTAGATCAACTTTTTTCTCAGTCATAACTTCAGACATTGGATATGGTTTATCAGAACATTTAACCCATACTTGATCACCGTCTATCTTTGTAACCTTAGTTTTCTTTTGTTGTTGCTTTTTATTTAGCACGTAAACTGTATCTTTATTTTTCATTATGTTTCTCCACTTTAATTTTACATTTTTCTAGGTATTCAATACCACCGTCGTCACGATATATATCTTCATATACAACTCTTTCAATACCACATGAAGCAATAAGTTTTGCACATGTCTTACAAGGACTTAATGTTAAATATAACGTAGTACCTTCAAGAGGTATTCCATTTCTTGCACAATAAGAGATTGCATTTTGTTCAGCATGTAAAACGAATTCAGAAGTTACATAACCTTTATTCTGACAAGTGTTACAGCCAAGACCCAAACCGTGACAATCTGGGCATTCTTCTTCACATTCATTAGATAATCCAGGTAATGTTCCATTGTAGCCATTAGCTATAATTCTGTTATCCTTAGCTATGACACATCCAACTTTGCCACGCTTAGCGTGACTTAATTTACCAAATGCAGCTGCAGTGATCATCATAGCGGCATCAAATTTTAATTGTTTACTCATTTTATTCTCCTTTAACCAAATGAAAATGTCTTTCATATACATGTAAGCTAGAAGCTTGCCAAATAATATCACCACATGCGACCATTAGCTCATTTGCTAAACGTAACAATATATGTCTTTGCCAAGCATAATCATTTTTAAAACCAAAAATAGCATCATTAGATCTCATCTTTACAATTGCATGAAGTTTATTTTTACGTATAAAATAATCAACTCCTAATGTGCAGCAGAAGTCACTCATACCATCTAAACGATAATCTGTATGCATAGATGGTCTTGTATAGATCATTTCAGCACGTCTTGATGTTGGATTTTCACGAAGTTCATTTAGAACACGATTATATTGATTACCATTAGTAGTTGAGAATATCATCCAACCATAGTTTGAATTTATATAACCATTACTGTCAGCAATATCACACCAAATTTTAGGAGGACATTTCATATCATAAATATTTAATGATTGAGACTCATACCACTTAATTTCTTTAGCAATATATTCTTCATTTCTTGTACCAAATATAGTAGGTTCATCACAAATAAAAGACTCACCTATAATTTCTATAAGTTTAACACCTGATTTATCTTCAACAAATTCTTCATCGAATAATTTTCCACCAAGGAGGTGGCGAATATCACTAACGTTGTACACGCTTTTCTCCTTTACTTTCAAGATCATCAATAATATATTGAGCAAGTTTAATAATATCTTTCCATGGTTTAACTGATGCTGGATTAGCAATTGCTATTGATACCATTGAAACAATCTGTGTAGATATAGCTAATTGATAACGTTCAATTAATACACCATTAATAGTTTCATAAATAATAGCAGGATTTAAAGCAAAGAAAGGTTCAGGTAATATATCTTCTTTCATTATATTAACAACTAATTGAGAATATCCAATAATATCATACCAGCTATCTAACCATTTAAAATCACCGACCATAACTCTAGCAAGTTTATGAATAATCATATCTGCTGCTTCTTTTTGAGAATAAGTTAATTGACAGTAAGTAGAAATACTTCTCATCTCTCTTTTATATTCTTGTGTAAATTTTGCACCTTGTCCAAAATCACCATGCGTTTCTTGCCTTTGTTCTAATATATCTTTAACTTCCATTTAAGCTCCTTTAATTTTTTGGATAAAACAATTATAATCAAAGTTTGTTTAAAGTTTTATTAAGGATAGCTTCAACTTGTTGCCAATTCCAAACAACGTTTACAATTGCACCTGCTTTTTTAAGCTCTTTCATCTTATATATTTGTAAGGCTGCCGGTTTATGTTTAGCAGATCTTTTAATTTCAAATAAGAATAGTTTACCACGTTCTAGATGTTCAACATCAGGATAACCAGGAGGATCAGCTGGATGCTTATGTGTAAAACTCTTTTTACGTTTCTTAAGTTTTCTAATGATCTCAGCCTGTATGCTACTTTCTAATCTTTCACTCATACTATCGACCATGACATTTGATTTTGAGATAATTTAGTACTTATCACTATACCTTCATTTTCCATTTGCTTTAGTCTTATTCTAACTTGTGCAACATTATATTTATCTTGGTAATCATATTCTAATATTTGTTGAATTACTCTTGTTTGTCTTGGACCAGTTCTTAAGATCTTTAAAATTGTATCTCTCATTTATTTTTCCTATACCATGAATTTGTAAAGTTTTGTTTATTACTTACTGCTTGATAAACATCTTGATCTACACCACATAATAAGAAGTGTATTATGACCTCTGTCTTACGTTTAATCATATTTAACTGTCTTGCACGTACTTGATCATATGTCTTATAAGCATGCCCTAGTGAATAAATAATCATGTATTTATAATGACTATAATCTACACCTTCAGCATTCGATGTAATACTTCCTACATTTGGAAATATTTCAGATAACATATTTTGTTCTGCTTCAAAAAATGCTAGAATTATACATTCATCTGGATTAAAGTTTTCTTTTACATAAGTAATTTTTGGATTATCTTTGATATATAATAATCTTTCTTTCTCACATTTAATAACACCACCAGCAACTTGCCTTTTCTTACTTGGAAGTGAAGCTGCAAGATCCGCAAGAATAACTCTACGTTTAACACCTTTAGATTTCTTTTTAATATAAACGCGATCTCGATCCAATATCTCAATAATCTCAGACTGTTCTTTTGATAATGGAATATGATGAAGTTTATCTTCAGCTTCAAATTTATGGCCAGCTTCTTTACGTGTTATCTTAACAGTTAGCGGTTTCATACATTTTTTAACTTTTTTATTTTTAACTCTATCATAAGCTTGGGTATATCTATGCTTTTCAGTATCTGCATCATAGCCAATAATCTTTTTATAAGCTATTCCATAATCTTTATGCCATACTGCAAAGCTTCTATATCTAACCCAAGGAGAATAATAAGATAATGCAAACATATTAAATAGTCCAGCATATCCTTCAGGTGTGGGTGTTCCGCTGCTGTAAATTATCGGTAAACGTTTTTTAGTAAATTCAAATATATTTTTCCATATTGCTGATCTTTTAGGATAGCTTGTTATATAGTTATGACACTCATCTAAAATAATACAGTCATATTGTTCAAGATGTAGTTTTTGACATGAGTGGTAGTTTATAACTGTAAACTTATCAGATCCATAACTGATTGCAGCTGCAGCAATATCAGTCATAGCTTTTTTGGTAGTTATTATAAGAATACAATTATATAATTTATGAGCAGCATCAATAAATGAAAGAGTTTTACCAGAACGAGGTTGACCAGCAAGGAGACATACTCCATGCTTTTTTAGTTTCTTCTGTATCTTTTTAGAGGCTTTAACCTGATGAGGTAATAATTCCATTAATAACTCTGAGGTGTTCCATTGGCTTGATTACAAAGATCATTAAATTTATCTATTACAAAATTAAATTTATCATGTAAATTAAATAAATCATTTTTTGTTATTAACTTTCTAATATTTTCAATACGATCTTGAATAACTTTAAAATATTTAAAAACAATTTCATAAGTTATATTATTAAGTCTATCTAGTTCAAATTCTATTTGGTCATCTGTTGGTTTAAACATTATATAACTCCAATTTGATTTTACCTTTACGACTAATCTTTTTGATCTGACCCATGTGAACAAGGCGTATCATTGTTAAAGCATAATCTTTTTCAAGACCTTTATCAATATAGATCTGAATAACATTTTCTAAAGTTTTATCATCACCTAAAAGTTTTTCAGCAGTCTTTACACCAACACGAGGAAGCCCTGGAATATCATCTGAAGAGTCTCCCATTAATGCTTGTAATGCTGTGAATGCAATAGCTTCTTTCTTTGATGTCTTTACAAAGTTCTTATGGTAAGTATCATAGTGATAACCTGGTGTACCTTTAAGAACATCTTTATCAGCACTTGTTATTGGATGACCTTTTCTAGCGTAATAACTAACAATATCATCAGCTTCAACAATATCTGAAATTATACCAAATTTCTTTATAGCCCATTTCTTAAGCTTATAGAATTCTTCTGGCTTATCATCTTTACGCCGTTTTTTATAATCAGGGTAAATATCATAACGGAAATTAGTTGATCCAGTAAATACTAAAACATGATCTTTAAATTTAGTCATTATACCAATAGCACTTTCAATCTCGCATGAAGATACTATATCCCATACTAATGCTTTAAACTGTGCTTTTAATGCCTTTATATCTGGTTTAACTACACCAAAATCTTCACCTTCTTGTTCGTCAAAATCAGTTCCATTATTAGATCTTGAAAATACTGTAAGATACAAAAGTGAGTCCGCATCTATATATAGCGTTTTACTCATTTACTTATCCTTTCATATAAGTTCCAATTACGACCTTTATTAGAACAGTTACCACTATTATTATATCTATTACCATCTTCATCTATGGATATAAAGCCATCTTGTGCAACAATCTTAATTTTTCTAAAATTCTTTCTCAAAATATTCTCCTTGCTAATTTGGTAAAACATATATTTAATTTACGGATAAAAGTCTTCATAAATACTCCTTAAACATTACCCATAGGGTTCCAAGAACTACCAGCACTAGAATAACTAGTACAAAAGGTGCTAAGTTCATTTGTTAAATCTCTATGTATTTTATTTCTAATATAAATAAATCATATTCACCGAAATGATCTTTAGCTTCTTGTTCACCAAGATTAATACTACCAGTTTTATGATCTGTAATATCTCTCCAAGGATAACCTGCTTCAGGATTACCCATTTTTAACTTTTCTTCTTCAGAAAAATATTCAATGGGTATAATTGGCTGAACAAATGTATACATATCATTAATGCCTTCAGCAAATATTAATTTTTCACCGTCTTTTGTTCTTGCCTGTATTGTTTCTATTATAAATTTTTTCATCTTATCATCTCCCATGACTCTTTAGATAACTCAATTATAATCAAAGTTTGTTTAAAGATTTATTAAACCATTGTCTTATTTTAAGAATTGTAGAACACGGTAATATGCTTGGAATAATCTCACGTTTAATAACATTTGGTTTAATTACTAGTACTGTTGAAGTTTTAGGTTTACTAGCCATATAAATACTTTTTCATTTTGTTTATAGAAGCTACACTAAGTTTAGGCATAACTTTCTTATATCCTAATTCTTTAATATAAAGATCTTCTATTGATCCAGCCATTTCTACAGCTTCATCAAATATTTCTTGATCAGATAGAGCATAGTTGTTATTACAATCTCCAAGCATACGTTTAGCATATTGAATGTACCAGTTATAATCTAGATCTTTAGGTATCTTCTTACTAAGGTCCATCATTGGTTTAGCTGTACCAGTTAATGGAACTTTATTATGAGTACCAGTTTTGTTAGGTTTAATATAAAATATATTCTCACCCTCAGTTGAATAATACCAACGAACAACTTTACCTAGATACTCACCTTTCCATTTGGCTCCGCCTGTTACTTTTCTAGCAGATAAGAATTGTTTAATGTCTTTACACTTCTTAATAGTTTTTTCTAAAGGTGTGCCTTTGTTAATAAACTCACGAACAGCTTCAAAACATATAGGTGTTTGTGTATTCTTTTCTAAAGTTGGTTCTCCGAATACACCTTTTGATTTTACATAACCATCATATTTAGCAATATAATTAGAAACATCTCTTGCATATAAGCCTTGATATTCACCATGTTCCATTGTATAACCTGTTGCAACATCAAGTTCTGCAATAATTTCTTCAGCTAAATCTACATCTTTTCTACGACATAAATATTCAATTCCATCTGTATTAGCAGAAACAACAGAGATACCCACAGACTCAAATTTTTCAATAAGCATAAGAAGTGTAAGCTGACCTGTAATCGTTGTTTGTAGTAGCAGCTTAGGTGAATATAGTTTAGAATATTTAGATCCATATTTACCGAAGCTACCATTAATAGTAATCTTTAAAGAGTCCGCTGTAAGTTTATCACCACTTTTCTTTGCAGCAATACGAGTTTCAACAATGTTTCTATAGATCTTTAAGAACTTTTTACCAAGATGCTTAGGATATAATTTGTTATTTAAAATAATATATGGATAATAAGAAGCATAATCCGCGTTACGTACAACATATTCATCATCAGCTTCAACAGTTAAGTTTTTCTCTTGAGAATGTAAACCACCAATACCAATTTCATAAGTAGTATTACCTATTGTTAATGGTTTAAATGTCTCAGGTTTTTGAGGAGATCCTTTACCATCAAGTACAAATGTTGTCTTCTTGATCATTTTCAATAGATCTTTAAGCTGCTTAGTTTCAAATTTAATATATTTAGGAACATCATATTTGAATGGTTTCTGAGATGGTGCATTATCTACTTTACCACCTAACTCTGAAACAATTACAGCTTCAGCAATTTGTGCATCTGATTTAGATCTAAGATCAAGACCATATTGTTTGGTCATCTTCTCGCGTAGTTCAATACGATCTTTAGTAGCATCATATAAATCTTTAGTAACCATAAGGTCATTTATACAGTAACGTTTAAGATTTTCAACTTCTTTCTTTTTAATGGGTTTATCAAAATCAAGTTCATATTCCCATAACTTTTCAGATCCAAGTCTTGTTCCATATAATTTAAGACCAACACGAACACCTGGAGCTTGTTCTGATAGATCAATATGATCATAATCCCAGTTACGTTTAATCTTCATCATACGATAAAGCATATATGGTTTAACGCCATCTTTGATTATAGCTTGAGATGCTTTGTACATATTTTCTACATTAGCACCAGATAAAGCATATTCAACAATTGGCATATCGTAATTGATAGAGTTAAAACCAACAACTAATTTAGTCAATATTTTTCTTATTTTCTGAATTTGCTTAGGTTTAAATTTATCAAACGTTTCAAATGTTTTAACTTTACCTTTCTCATTCATAAATGCAAAAAGAGCATAATTTGGAAAGATTTCTATATCAAAGATATTCATTTTATTTACTTTCATTAATTGATATACAATTATTTGCTATTGGAGTAATATTAATAGCTCCATCAACTCTAATATGAAGTTTACCTTTTCTTTCACTAACTTTATATATATTATCTTCTATTATAACTTCAATTTCCATGCATTGTTCTGGTTTAAAACCACCACTAAGTGCAGTAGTTACTGTTATTCTTTTATATTTCATAACGTCCGTCCTTATAATCTTAATAGTATGATCTAAAAAGGCTGACATGAGTTCCATTCTTGGCTCATTGCTAATCGTCATCACCGTGATAAGCCTCACAAAGAGGCTTACTAACTAATGAAAATTTTAGGGGATTAAACCCCACCTTCTCCCATAGTGGCTATATATCCTCCTGAGATACCTGGTAATTCAGAAGCAGCTGCAATATTTTTACAAATAACAATTTTCTTACTTAATCCATTAGAGGATCCCTTGCTATACAGTATGGAAGCAGGAGCAGTCTGTGTAGCTTTCACAAATGCAACATCAGAAGGAACAGTAGATTTACTATCAGCACCTTGAATTGAATTAACAGTTTGTGAAACTTTAAGCATATCGCAACCGATTGGGTTTATAGCAAATAATGAGCTTGTTAAGCCAACAATCATTAAAATAGAAAGTATAATTTTTTTCATACTTTTCTCCTTTAGATTTAATTTGGTATTTCCGAAGAGTTAGTGTAGTATTTTAACCCCACACTAAAGAAGAACTATTTATTTTTTCTTCTTCTTTTTTTTCTTCTCTTTTTTTTCTTCAACACCTGGTTCAAGATTAGTATCGAAGTTTTCAAAGTCACCTTCATCTTGTTCTTCAAAACCTGAGTCTTCAATATACTCTTCAAACTTAAGGATCTGAATACCATTTAACCATAACGTAACACCATAATCTTTTTTACCAGTATAGATTGTAATCTTACCAGAGATAAGACCAACAGAACCGTTACCAATTTTTGTACCATCAGGAAGTGAAACACGTTCATTTTTGTGATTGAACAAATTAATCTTACGGGTATCACCTGACTCAAAAGTTGTCTGAGTTTTGAAGTTAAAGCGAACCATATCTTCAGGAATTTTCTCACTATCTTTATGTGTACGATAAGGAAGTGAACGCAATTTATGAGATTTAGAAGGTTGATTATCTTCTAAGAATGCATCAATCTCTTTCATAAACTGTTTAGCTTCTTTTTTAGGAACATCAACAGTTGCAACATAATCATAACCGTCGCCATCATAGTTTTCTTTACCTTGACCAGTAATGTTTACATATAATAATGAACCTTTAGGGCTTGTAACATAGTCGTTCTTTTTAATATGAATACCTTCAGACATAACTATTCTCCCTTCGCTTTTTTGATAAGTTTTTTAGCTTCTTTATAGTCAGCATGATCTTCATCCATACCTTTAAGAACTTTTTTAGCTTTTTTGATTTTACCATCTACAAGGTAAGCAGCAATTTCATCAAGTTCTGGATGACCTTCAGCAATTACATCTTTAGATTTCTTTTCAGTAACTTCTTCATCATCAGCAGTATCTTCAGTCTCGTCTTCAGAAGTAGTTTTATCTTCTTCAACTAAAGCACTATTAAAGTAAGCTTCCATTGGAGCATAAAATGTATTTAAGAACTTATCTGTAATACGGTTTGTTTCATCTATAATAGATCCATCTTTATGGAAGATAACATCTTCACCATCACAACCACCGATAACATCATTTTTGAAGTTATATAGTATATTGTCTTCAACACGTTGAGGTAACATTAATGCTAAAGCATCTTTCTTATCCCATGATTTCATTAAATCCATACGTGACTTAATAATATTACCCATTGATTTTACTGTTCTAAATCCTGATTTTGCCATTTGGCGCCCTTTGCTCATTTGAGACTTTTATTATTTACAAGCGACATATTCGTTTGCATGAGAGTATTATAGAATAAGTTTGTTTAAAGTTTTATTAAAGTACAATCAAATTACAATAAACTACTTTAATAATTCTTTAAACAAACTTTGATTATAATTCCTATATACATTAATTAAAAGGATGGGTTATGGGAAAGAGTTATATTACAGATATGCATGACAAGAAAATTTATGATTGTTATATAAATGGTTCTAAGCATGGATTTGTTGAAGCTAAAAATGAAGAAGCAGCTTTAGAGAAAGCTATTTTTAGATTTGGCATGGAAGTAGATATAGTATTAAGGAAAGAGTCATGAAAGTTTATGGTGAATTACAATCATTCCAGGTTGGTGGTATGGAAATTATACCTGATGTATATCGTGCAAAGATTTATAAAAATGGTAAAAAAGATGGTAATAAATTAGGTAAAAGAAAAAGAAACCTAACAAAAATGATAGCTAATGGATTTATTAAAGAAGGTAAATCAATTCATGTTGAAGGGAAAATAATAATGCATATAAATGATTATAAAAAATTAAAAGCAAGTCCAGAACTTATGAGTTTTACGATGGGATATAGTCATGAATAAGAACATTAAATTCGTAACAGGGTTTGCTGGAAGTGGCAAGTCTACTGAACTTTCAGCAAGAGCAACGAAAGAAACATTGGTTGTGACACCTACGCATAAAGCCGCTGAGGTGTTAATGAAGAAAGGTATTATTGCTTATACTATACATAGTGTTTTAAAGTTGGTTCCTACTATTAATCAGAATTTCCGTAAAGGTCAAAAGATGAATAGTTTAAAGATGGTAGGAGATACTGATCTACAGTTTATAAACGATATATTCATTGATGAGTTTAGCATGATCAACACGGATATACTTGATTTGCTGCTTGAAGTTATTCCTGAGCATTGTGAAGTAACAATTTTTGGTGATCCATATCAACTTCCACCAGTTAGTGGAAAGAGGATCAAACCTAAGAAGTATTCTAAAGATATTCATGAGTTAACTGCACAACATAGATCAGAAGCTCCTGAAGTTGTAGCTTGTTTTATGGAGTTTGTTAGTTATTTAAAAGGTGGTTGCAAGGGTAAACCTCCTAAGATAAATTTACCTAAAGGTGATCTAAGTAGCTTTGATCCATTAACTGAAAGAGCCTTAGCGTATACTAATAATAAAGTTTTACAGATGAATGAAGAGATCAGAACATATTGTGATCCTACAAATGAAATAACATTAAATGGTCATGAAACAGAAGTTGTAAATACTCCAGGACAATACTATACATTTCCTAAGATGATGAGTAAGGGCAAAATACGACATGATCCAGATACATCTGATGCTATATTAGAAAGCATTAATAAATTCAATATAGATCTAAGTGACTATAATCAAACAGTTATTGAAGATGGTCTTGTTTGTTTTGTTGATAATAATCACTATGAGAATAGTAAAAGATTTAAAAAAGATGTTGAGAAATTTCAAAACTTAGTTATCAAAGCAAATAACTTAGACGATAAGGTTGATCTAACAAAATGGTGTAAAGTTAATCGTGCTGCCAAATATGTAAAAGAACGTGGACGTGCCTGGAGTAACTATATGAACCATAAGGATTTAGTATTTGATATTAGATCTAGATTTGCTTCAACAGTTCATAAGAGTCAGGGGCAGGAGTTTAAGACTGTTTATATAGATATAAAAGATCTTAATAAATGTCCAGATAAAGAAATGTATGCTAGATTATGTTATGTTGCATTGTCGAGAGCTATTAAGAAGGTGGTAATATTATAATGCAAACAAAAATACAAAGTTTAATAGAAACATTCGTAAATATAATGATTGGATATATAGTGGCTATAATAAGTCAATTATTAATATTTCCATTATTTGATATAATGGTTGATTTTAATGATAATCTATTAATTGGTTTATATTTTACAATTATAAGTTTGATTAGAAGTTATACTATAAGAAGATTTTACAATTGGAAACATAATAAGGATATAAATAATGGACGTTAAAAACGTAATGAGTTCAATTCATCAAGATTGGGCGACACCTCAATGGTTTGTAGATTTAGTAAAAAAGAAATTTAACACTAAATTAAAATTAGACGTATGTTGTTATCCAGAAACATCTAAATGTAAAAAGTATTTTACTGAAGAAGATAACGCCCTTATTCAAGAATGGGATAAGAATTTTTGGATGAACCCTCCATATGGTAGATCAATACCTGAATGGTTGGAATATGCTTATAATCAATCAAAAAAGCATAATAAAATTGGTGTTTGTTTAATACCATCTAGAACAGATACACAATGGTTCCATGATTTTGCTTGTAAAGGTAAGATTGTATTTATGAAAGGTAGATTGGGATTTGAGCGTAATGGTGTTAAAACTACAGGTGATATAGATTTACCTCAATTTAGTACATGGGAATGGAAAAATGAATTAATATCTAAGTTAGAAAATGTTGCAAAAGGATAAATAATGGGAACAAGTATAAATACAAATGCAGGTGGTGGAAAGTTATTCAAATCAAATAGAGAAGAATTTAATTCAATCATGGAAAGTTTGAATATTGAATACTATTATTACAATGAAGATTGGGATTGTCCAAATATAAAATTAGAAGATGTCAAAAGAATGATAAAATCTCCTTTATTAAAAGATGAATTATTAAAAGAACAACTTCAGGAAATTATAAATAATAACGATGATTTAAGTTTGGTATTTTAATTATGAAAAAAGCATACAAGCAGCTTCAAAAGAAGCTTAGTAATAAATTCAAAAGGTTAGATAGTAAGGATTATAGCGTATTAGGCAACGTTATACGGTGGGTAGAACAATCAGGTATAAAATATAATAGAAAACATTTAGATATTATATGTAATATTATAGGTTCAGTTCCATATCCGTATCAGGAAAAAGATCGAAAAGTTATTCTTAAATATTTAAAAAATCATAAATATAAAGAATTTTCTAAGAAGTTTATGATATAATTCTTATGCGCCTCGATAACGCACTCGTTTAACTTCCTCTATTTATTAACTAGGTCTGACATAGCCTAGTTAATAAAACTTTAATCAAAACTTAATTATAATACAAATCAAGCATTTAATAAGGCATCATCTGGGTTAGGCAAACTTCCCATGGCTCTCCTATCCAATGATGTCGTATTAAGTGTTTCAAAAGAGCCATGGAAACTCTATTAAGCACTAATCAATTTTAAAGGTTAGACATTATGCAAATCACTGTAGTCTCAAATAACAAAGGTAAAATGTGTAAAACATATAATAAGGACCTAACTAAAGATGGATCTAGTCAATTATACGAAGGTAATTATAAAGTTATCAAACTATCATCGTTAGAACAAATAGGTATAGTGAAACAGAAGTTAAAATCTAATCAAGCAATTATATTAGGAACACCTGTTGAAGGTAGTGGCGAAGGTAAGATATATAGTAGAAGTAATCTAAAGTCAGATGGTATTACAAGAACTAAAGACATGTTTGAAAATAAGTCAGGTATTATTATGTTTGACTTCGATCTTCGTGATTATACAGATATAACTTTAGAAGAATACAGAAATATGCTTATTAAATGTGATCCTCAATTAGAGAATACTGAGATGTTCTTAACATATGGATCATCAGCAGGTATAACAAACGGCAAAGATGAAACAGGTTATGGAAGTGTTCATGCTTATTGTAGAATAAATAAAGAAATGTACATCAAAAGTTATTCTGAAGCATTATTCAACAACGGACTTAACGAAGGTTTCGGTGAGATTAAAGTAAATGAGAAAGTTTTCAGAGGATATATTAATGGTATCGTCGATCTTGCTTTACTCAAAGGTGACCCTAGTCGTATTATTTATGAAGCATTGCCGATATTACATAAGAAGCTTAAGCGTGTAGTCAGAGATGATCTCTATTATCCAGGCGGTGTTATAAATGGTGGATTAGTTCGTAAGACAAATATCAATACAACATATCAGAGTAAAGTCAATGATATGATACATAATCTTAAGAAAACATATAAATCAACCAGTAAAGATCATAAAGATATAAAAAGAAGAAATATCGAACGTACTAATCAGATCTATGGTAACGAAAAGCTTATATTAAATGATGGAACTACTATTAAAGCTCGTGAGATATTAGTAGGAAATTATGTAGACGTTTCTATGCGTGATCCTTTTGAACCTGAGAAAGGTATGAATAAGGCAAAAGTATTTGAAAGTCTTGATCTTACTAAGAGGCCAGCAATGCACTCTTTTGTTCATGGTGGACAAATGTACTATTTCCATTGTGATCTTAAGTCAATTCCTTTCATTGTAGAAAACATGGACGAAGAAGACGTATTCACTATTATCAAGCGTGACTTCAAAGGTTATATGTTAGATAAAGCAATCAATATCCTTGTTGATACTATGGACAAGACAAAGGGAGCAATAAAAAAGTACTTAAAGGAGTCTGATTACAGTACAGTAAAAGATATAAATGTTACTGATGATGGCTTCAATGACGAAGAAAAAGTAGATAGTGAACAAGAGCGTGCATGGAAGCAGCTAAGTGATAACACATTCTACGTAACAGAAGGTAAGCATCCATTATACGTAGAAATAGATGAAGACGGAACAATACATTTACAAACACCTATGAAGCTAAGAGAGACCTATAAAGAATTCAATACTAAAGACAGTGATTTTATTACTGATTGGATAGAAGGTGGTTATCGTAAGAAGATACGTGGAGTTCGTTTCGATCCAAGCAAAGATCCTAAAGATATTATGGACAATGGCTACTATAACTTATGGAAAGGTTTTGCTTGTGAGTCTATTGAAGGAGATGTTCAACCATTCATTGAGTTTACAAGAGATATAGTAGTAGGTGGAGCTGATAGTAAATCACTGGATAATATAGATATGCTTGAGTTTATGCTTGACTATCTTGCTCATATTGTACAGTTTCCTGAAAAGAAAGAAGGTATGGCCTGTGTTCTTAAAGGTAAGAAAGGTGTAGGTAAAGATACTTGGATAGGGGCGTTCGCTTCATTATTTGATAGAAGTCATTATATTACTGTAAATAACATGGACTCAATTACTGGAAGATTTAATATACATCTTCAGAATTCGGTTGTATGTAATATAGGAGAGGCTTTTTTTAGTGGTAATCATGCTGCTGAAGGTGCATTGAAAACTCTGATCACTGAAAACGAAATGCATTATGAACAAAAAGGTATTGACGCATTCTCAGGAGATAACTTTTCTAGAGTCTTTATGTCTACAAACCTTGATTGGGTAGTGCCAGCAAAAGGTGATGATGAAAGGCGTTATATAGTATTAGAGATGAGTGACAAGTATCGTGGTAACCTAGAATATATGGATAAGTTCAGAATATGGCTAAATAATGGTGGACGTGAAGCATTACTTCATTTCTTAATGGAGCGTGAAATTACTCATAAGATGTATAAAGCACCTGAGACAACTGCATTGGTTGAGCAGAAAGAGCAAGGTCTGAATAAACTTGAAGAATGGTTATATAACTGTTCAATGAGTAATAAGATGTTAGGTGATAGCTGGGGCAATAAATTCTTTGATACAGAGGTTCATCCTCATGCTATGTTTGAAGCTTATAGTATACATTCTAAAGATAAGTATGCAGGCAACGTAGCTTCATTTAGTAGAAGAGTTAATGAAATGGCCGATCCTAAGTTAGTGAGACGCCATGATGGACGTATGAAATTATTCAAGAAAGGTCGATTTATTAAGGCTTTTAAAGATAAAACAGGGATTTTAATAAAGAAAGACGATTTAGGCTCCCTATAATTATATAGTGAGCACTCCTAAACAGGGTCCTACAAATTTAAAACTCTACATTTAAAGGAGCCTCATTTTAAGGGCCCTTATATAGAACCTTCTACAATTATAGAAGCCTCTTCGTTCAATCTTTAATCGATCTTTAAACATCTTGTGTCTCGTGTTTGTGTATGTCTAACTTTTGAAATTCACCACGCTCTATATCAACGTTTTTGAATAACTGCAAATTGATATATTACGAAATTGAAAATAGAGACATACACACACAGAGACACAAGGTTAAATAAGAACTCTTAAATGCATTTAATAAAACTTTAAACAAATTTTGAATACAATATAGTTATAACAAATAAGGAGTCTTAAATGAAAAGAAGATTTACAGTAGTAGTTGCAATGACTGAAAACTACACAATAGAAGTAGAAGCAGAAGATGATGATGAAGCCTATGATTTAGCTAGGGAAATTGCAGGCAGTGTAGAAGGGCAAGGATATTCAGATAATGATGGTACTTTTTCATGTGTGCAGATTGAATTTGATGAAGAGTATGAATTGTATATAGAAGAATGTGAAGATAGAGAAATTGAGCCATTAAGAGAAATTGATGAATGGGAAAATCATTATAAAAAAATTCAAATAGAAGAAGAATATACTGATTTTGTAAATGAGGAAGACGCGGAGACAATTACAGATTTTGATGATAAGAAAAAGTTTATCAAAAATGCACAAAAGAGAAACGAAGAGATGATAAAAGTTATCTTCAAAAGTGGCTCAAACGCTAAAGCACCATGTTATCTTGATATTTCAAACATTAGAGGTAGAAAGTCATTTTACAAAATACCCTATAGTAAATATCTATTAGATAATTCATGGAGACATAAAGAATGTACTAGCACTTTACCTATTGATAAACTTATTGAGCAATTTGATATATACGATGAATACATAAAAGAAATTAGAGAAGAACTTGCATTATATATAATTAAGGAATAAATTATGAAAATAACAATAGATACTGAGAATAATACTATTGAAGTAATAGATATTGAAAATAATATTAAACATGAAGCTAAGTTAGAAAATTTTACAGCTACTAATCGTGCAATGCATGAAAGACCTAATACAACTATTTCAAAAACTGAGAGATATAGTAATGTTGCTTATTGTAAACAGTTAGTTCTTGATTACAAAGTATTGGTCACTACCAGATTATTATGATTAATAAAACTTTAAACAATACTTGAATACAATGCTATTAACGATAAAAACTAAGGAAAAAGATTATGGCTAAAAAGCATATAACATCTGCTGATCTTGTAATAGATCATGGAGATGAGATAAAAGAACTGTACGATAAGGGTATGACTATTACTAGACTTGTAGAAAAGTATGGTTGTGCACGTAATACAATGACAACTACACTTGTTAAACTCGGATACGATGGTCCGAATTGGACAAAAAAGGAAATTTAAAATGTATGAATTAATTGGAATTATTATTGTATTTTTTATAGGTTTAATAATAACATTTACAACTGCCACTGATTTACCATATCAACATAGTTGGGGAGCTAGAATAATATTATTTTTATTTATGTTATTTGGCTTTTGGTTAACATATGACAGTTTTACAACCTTTAAGAATTGGCTTTAAGATGAAGCATAACTTCAGCTCAGGTGCTAAAAAAGATCTTCTAGTTATATTCTTTGCTCAATCATTAATTCATATTGCTTTGGATATGAGAAAAGAAGATGAAGAAGGTACTATAGCTCGTGACAGAGACAATAAAAACTTCAAAGAGAATAAACGTATTGACAGACGATTAGAACGTCTTCTAGATACTATAGAAGAAACTGTTAAAGAAATTCCTATACCTCTTATGAGAACGTTGTCCATATGGATTAATAAACAATTAGCTTCTAAAGTTAAAAAGGTTATTGAGAAACTATCTCATAAAGAAGTTCAATTAGAGATGTTAGCTCTATGGGTCTTATTTGCTAATTTTGAAAATCGTAAGGTATTGATGGAAGTCTATAAGAAATTTGAGGATCCTTCATTATACTTTGATGATGTTGAATTGCTTATGAAAGTTGGTGTATCTGACGATACAAATGGAGATATGTTTTTATTAGCATATGATGCAGTAGGACAAATTAAATCATGAAAATCGAAGTTACAAGTTTAACAGATCTTTATCTGGTATTAGATAAAATAGTCGATGAGCGTAAAATGCCAGAGAAACAAAAGCCTAAATGGAAGAGAATATTAAAGCTACTTGCTAAAGATGCTCATGATTTGGGTAAAAATGGTAAAGCGGAAATTGAGATATGACAGTAGTTTATTCTATTTTAGTAATAGGCGCTATTGCATCTGTTGGTAATTTCATTTTGCAAGGATATTGGTTTTATGTTACAGTCCATAAACAAAGTAAAAATTCAGATAGTTAAAGACAAATTAAGTATTGCTAAATGTGTTTATGAACTAAAAGAACTTAAAAAGGATATTAAAACAATATGTCTAAAAAGTTAACTAAAAAAGAAAAGAAGTTTTGTAAGTTATATATCAAGACCCGTAATCAGTTAGACACTAAGCTGCAACTTGGATATGACGTTGACATAAACAAGAAACGTATCCGTGAATATATACAAGCATGTCCTGTTCCTGCTGAATTTGAAATACCTAAAGATCCTATACTTAGAACATTGTACGCCATAGCTACGTTCGATCCATTAACAATGTATGACGCTAAAGGAGACGTTAAACCTCTTAAGTCTCTTACTGATGAACAACGTATGGCAATCAAATCATATACTGAAACAAAGTATGGTGCACATTTTACAATGCATAACAAGCAGCAAGCGTTAGAGTCTCTTATGAAACATAAAGGATTATACGAGAAAGACAATGATCAGAAGAAGCCCGTTATTGCACAGCAGCTTAACTTCAATGATCTATATAAAAAGGATTAATTATGACCCGTAAAGAACTAAAAAAATCATCTATATATGAAAAGACTGAATATAAGAAAAAATGTGTATGTGGTAAAACTAATAGAGTATTCACACAATATGATAATAATAATCCTGAATATACTACAATTGTTTATGTTGAATGTAAATGTAAGCAGCTTGTAGAGTTTGAATTACCGGTTAATTAAATGATCTATACAAGGATAAATAATGAGTAGAGATTTATTAATAAGAGGAACATACTTTATAAATAGAAGAAAAAGGAAAAAGTAATGGAATATCTAATACTATTTTTAATTTTAAGTTGTTTTTTAAGTTCTAATTCAAATAATGCTAGATCATGTAAAACAAATGTAACAGGTGGTTATACTCCTAAACCTAATTTTACACCACCTGCACAAAGTGTTAAACACCCTCCAAAAGCAGAGTAAATGAGCAAATTAAAACTTAATCCAAATCTTAAATATGTATGGACTACTAAAGCTGATTTAAAGATCATCAAAGGTGGTCGTGCTTCTTCTAAGACCCATGATATTGCTGGATGGTCTATATACCTGGCTCAAAAATTCAAAGTAAAGTTCTTATGTATTAGACAATTTCAGAATAAAATTCAAGAGTCTGTTTATGCTGTACTTAAGTTAAAGATTGAAGCCGCAGGTATAGAAGATCAATTTCAATTCCTTAAATCAACAATACGACATAAGGTAACAGGTACAGAATTCTTCTTCTATGGTATGAATAAAAATACTACAGAGATCAAAGGTTTTGAAGGTGCTGATGTATGTTGGATTGAAGAAGGTGAAGGTCTTACAGAAGAACAATGGCAAATTATAGAGCCTACTATACGTAAAGAAGGTGCTGAGTGTTGGATCAGTTATAATCCAAGAATGAAAGAAGATTTTATTGAAACATTTCATCATGATCCAGATAATGGTGTAATAGTGGTTCAAATCAATTATGATAAAAATCCTTTCTTGTCTGAAACAATGCTTAGAAAGATCAAACGTATGAAAGAAAAAGATTATGAAGAATATGAACATATTTACTTAGGTATTCCAAGACAAGATAATGAAGAGTCAATCATTAAACGTAGTTGGTTAGAAGCTTGCGTAGATGCTCATAAGAAATTAAATATTGTACCTTCTGGGCAAAAGGTAGTTGGATTTGATGTTGCAGATGACGGTGAAGATAAAAATGCACTAGTGAAACGCCATGGTCAATTATGTGAATACATAGAAGAATGGAAAGCTGCTGAAGATGAACTTAATAGAAGTGCTAAAAGAGTTTTTGATTATGCTTCTAAAGATAGATCAAGAATTGTCTATGACTCAATAGGTGTTGGTGCTTCTGCTGGTAGTAACTTTAAAGACTTCAATATTAAGACAGGTGGATCAGTACATAACCTTATTTATAAGAAGTTTAATGCAGGTGCAGTCGTTGAAAATCCCGATAGAAACTATAAAGATACAGGGATCAAGAATAGAGATTATTTCGAAAATCTAAAAGCACAAGCCTGGTGGGATATTGCTGAACGTTGTAAGAAAACTTATAATGCTGTTACAAAAGGTGACGATTTCAAAGAGAGTGATATTATCTCTATAAGCTCTGATATTAAACTACTTAATCAATTAATAAGTGAGTTATCTACACCTAAACGTGATTTTGCTAAGTCTGGTAAGATTAAAGTTGAGTCAAAAGATGATCTTAAGAAACGTAAAGTTAAATCACCAAATGTTGCAGATGCTTTTGTTATGTCATATTATAATCTAAGATCTTCAGGCGTAGATGCTATGCTTGCTTAAAAACATGATATAATTGTCCATTATAAAATAACAATAAGGATTTACTATGGCTAAGTATGGTGGTTCAAAACAAGATATTAACTTAATTCAAACAAGTGATACATTTTACACTAAGTTTAAAAAAACCGGAAGTGATGATTTAACTGTTAATGGTTCAGTTACACCTGTTGAATTTACTCTAGAGGATTTACCAAATACTGACTTCTTATTACAGCGTGTAACATTCTTAATTGGAGCAGATGCAATTGTTGATTTAGAACAATTTGGAAGTATAGCAACTCTAACAAATGGAGTTTTATTTAGTGCTAATGGAGATACTCCTATAATAACTGCACGAGCTGAGATTAAATCAAATGGTGACGCAATTCTTATATCTTCAAATGTTGAACTTGAAACAGTTGCATTTGCATCTACAAAAAAAACCGCAATATACGGAACATGGGATTTTACAGAAACATATAATGACAATGCTCCAGTTATTAAAAATAAAGATTTAAAAATTATTGTTAGAGATGATTTGCTGCTTATGGATTATTTTAAAGTGTCTTGTCATGGAATTATATTAAGTTAATAATAGGAATAAATAATGGCTGAAACAGATGAATTGGAACAAGCTCATGATTTAGGGCAAATCAAAGCTGAAGTCCATACACTTAATACATTAGTTAAAACTTTATTTAAAAAGTTTGATGATTATGTGGAAAAATCACAACCAAAGCCCATTGGACCTACTGGTTATATAGGAATTACTGTTTCAATCTTAACACTACTTGGTTTATTATTTGGTAGTGTTATCTATATTGCTAATTCAGCAAATGCACCAATGGTTGCACAGATGGCTCAAATGACACAAGTCTTATCTTCTATACAAAGCAATACAATGCAAAACGCTAACCAAGGTCAACTTCTCAGCAAAGAACTATCGGGTATTGAAAAAAGCGTTGGTAGCAACGAAGAAACTCTCAGATGGATTATTTTCACTGAGAACCTTCCCAAGCAAATAACCGAAACGCAAGGGCGGCTAAATACACTTGAAATGCAGATTGATAAATTAGTTAATGAAATTCATAACATAAAGAAAAAGGATTAATAATGGTAGCACCTAAACCAAGACCAGCTCCAAGACCAATATTACCACAAACAAGATAGATAATGAAAACAGTATACTTATACAGAGAGCCTTCAGCTGATGAAGGTACATTTGGATATATAGTTCATAACGGCGATTATTGGCATACTTTAGAATTACCTGATAGAAATAACCAAAGAAGTATAAGCTGTATTCCAGCCGAAGAGTATATATGCAAGATTAGAAAATCTCCTAGATTTGGTATTACCTTTCATGTTACAGATGTTGAGGATCGAACTTATATTCTAATGCATGGAGCAAACTTTGCAGGAGATACAGAGAAGGGATGGCAAAGCCATCTTAATGGTTGTATAGCATTAGGTAAAGGTAGAGGTAAGATCAAGAATAAGTTTGGTAAATATCAGAAAGCTGTTTTAACAAGTCGTACAGCTGTTAGACAATTTATGGAATTTATGGATAAAGAAGATTTTAAATTAATCATAAAGGAGTTATAGTTATGGATACTATATTAAGTTTTTTAGGCAATGGTCTAAGTGGTGGTTTATTTGGTATATTAGGTGGTTTAGGTACAGCCTGGATAAAAATGAAAGCTGATGAAAGAGCAAATGCTTTTAAGATTGAGAATAAAAAGCTTGATCATGCTAATAATTTGGCGATGATAACTGCTGAAACAGAAGCAACAATAAAAGAAGTTGAAGCTAATGTTAGACGTGATCAGATCATTATGGAAGGTAAAGCTGATATTGAAGAGAGTAAAGGTAGAAATAAATCTATATTAAAACTTTCAGAAAATTATGTTAAATCTTCAATGGTCGATAAGATGATGTTCAATGAAAATAAATGGACTGCGTGGATGACTATTCCTATCGCAATTATAATTACATTAATTCATGGGATTGTTGATATTTCAAGAACTCTTGTAAGAGTATTAGTTACTTATGGATCAGTTGTATTTTCAGCTTATGTTACATATATAGCATTTGGAATGTATCAAGAACTAGGTATAGCAATTACAGCGGATCAATTATATGATATAATTCAAACAATGTTGAGATTATTGACATTTACAACAAGTACTGTTGTTGGGTTCTGGTTCATGGACAAGTCAATGAGCAGAAAATTCCAGAATACACATTAAGGATTTACAATGGCTAAGAAAAAGAATAAAAAGAATTTACACGTAGCAGTTGATGGATTTGAAAATCTAATAACTGGAATGGGTACTTCTAAAGATGCTCAAACATATATGAATTTTAAAAGGGGTACATTACTTAGCCAGAATTTAGAATTTATATCTTCATTATATTCACAAAATTGGTTAGCTGCAGCCGTTGTTAATGTTCCAGTCGATGATATGACGCGTAATTGGATTGAGATTTTAGATGAGGACGAAGCTAAAGAAGAAGTTCTTGAGAAAGAATTAAGTCGTTTAGGTGCTAAAAAGAAAATCAATCAAGCATTGAAATGGGCTTCAGCTTATGGTGGTTCAATTATTATTATGATGATTAATGATGGTCGTGATATGTCTGAAGAACTTACACTATCTGCTATCAGAAATAAAGGTATTAAGAACCTTATTGTATTAGATCGCTGGAGAGTAACGGTAGGACCAATAGATACTAACCTTCTATCATCAAATTTTGGTTTACCTGAACATTACCTTGTATCAAGAAATGGACAACAAATACATCATTCTAGAGTACTTCGTTTTGATGGTGAAATTACATCAATAGAAGAATTTGAAAGAAATGGTTATTGGGGATATTCATCATTTGAAAAAACTTGGCAGCCAGTTAGTAATAGTCAAGGATTATCTTTAGAAATTGCTACTATGACTAAAGAAGCTAATATAGATGTTTATGGTATTGAAGGTTTAAATGAGATGATTGCTCTAGGACCTGAAGGTGAAGCTGCTGCAGTAAAACGTTTAGCTATTGCACATCAACTTAAGAGCTACATTAACGGTATTGCATTAGACTCAAAAGATACGTATGAAAAAAAATCAAATACATTTTCAGGTCTTGCTGAACTTGATGATAAATTCTTATTAAAAGTATCAGGAGCTTCAAGAGTTCCACCATCAAAATTATTAGGTAAACAAGAAGCTGGTTTAGGTGATACTGGACAAAGTTCACTTACTAACTATTATGATGATATTTCAGGTCGTCAAGAAAATGAAATGACTGATCCAATTCAAACATTATTGAATGTAATTCATGCTTCAGCATTTGGTAAACCAAGGGAAGTTGCTTTTGAATATTGTCCTTTATGGCAAATGTCTCAAGAGCAAGAAGCTAATATTTCGCGTACTAACGCTGATCGTGATGCTGTATATGTGGATAGAGGTATTGTATCTGTTGAAACTGTACAAAAACAATTATCATCTGATCAAGTATACGGTAATATTGAAGAAGACATAAATGGATCTGATGATTTATTTAATAGTGGATTTGAAGAAGATCCTGTAGATGAAACTGACACATTCCAGGATCTTGAGAACTAATCATGAAAATTGATATACTTGAAATAGCAAAACAAAATGGTAAAAAAGGCACTGCTGAAATAGCAATAAAGCCTATACCTAAAATAGAAGCTGTTCAATACTTTAAAGAACTTAATAAGTTAACAAAAGCAATGCGTGAAGATGTTAAAAAAGAATTAATGCCTTTACTTAAATCTTTAGAAAGTTCTTATGCAACTGATGGATATGCTGATCAAACATCGCAACTTATTAGAAGATTAACTTTAAAGTATCAGAATATTGCAGATCTATTTGGCAAATCAACTGCACAGAAAATGGTTGCTAGTGTATCTATGAAGAATGAAAAAGCTTTTAATACATTAGTTAAGCGTTCTGTTGGTGTTGATCTTACTGAGATAATAGCTGATGAAGGATTGAATGATTTTCTTGAAGCTCAAGTTAACAAAAATGTTACTCTTATAAGAAGTATACCAGATGAATATTTTAAGTCTATAGAAACTGTTGTTATGAATGCAACAGCTAATGGATTACGTTGGGAAGCTATAGCAAGGGAGATTGGTGGAATTAAAGATATATCATCAGTTAATGGTAAGCTTCAAAATCGTATAAAACTTATTGCTAGAAATGAAACATCTAACCTCAACGCTTCTATAAATAAGAAGAGACAAGAAAATTTAGGTATCACTCAATTTAGATGGGAAACTTCTGAAGATGAAAGAGTAAGAGCAAGTCATGCTAAATTAGATGGTAAAGTATTTGATTGGGATGATCTACCTGTTGTTGATGGAGTTAAAACTTCTCCAGGTCGACCTATTAATTGTAGATGTGTAGCTATTCCAGTAATTAAGATATAATATCAAATACCGAGTCCGTTAATTCGGGTTAAAAGGAATTATCATGAAAAAAATTTTATTGTTATTAAGTTTAGTTGTTGCATTATCAGCTAATAAATGTCAATATTATATAGAGTCATATACCAAGAATGTAAAAAAGGTAAAACTTGACTTAATGAGTTCAAAAACTTCATTATATGCTGGATTAGCTAAAAATGATTTAATCAATATGTTAGTTGAATGTAACGTAACTGGAAAAGACTATGAAAAAGGTATGGTTAGATTAAAAGAATTAGATAGCTATAGAAGATATAAAGGAAACTAAAATGCCAAAAAGAAATATAGCAACAGATAATTCTAATTTGTTATCTAATAAGATAGATCCTCATACTGGTTTTCTTCATGTTAAAGTAACGTTATGTCGTTCAGGTATTCAGGAATATGTTGGTCGTGAATTAGGATTAACAGGTAATGATGCTGGAAAGATATTTAATGTATTAAGACCTCCTGAAGAAGTTGTTAAAAAAGAAAGTTTAGATACATATAAAAATCTTGTTGTAACAGATGAGCATCCACCTGAAAGATGGGTTGATACTGAAAACATTAAATTTGTTCAAAGAGGACAAGTATCTAATATTGATGTAAGTAATTCTAAAGACAATGAAATTCATTTAGATGGTGAAATGGTTGTAACTGATCAAGGGTTAATAGAAAAAGCACAAAATGGAAAAGTAGAAGTTTCTTTAGGTTACGCTTTTAAATTAGTTGCAGAAGATGGTGTATATAATGGAACACCTTATCAATATAAATATGTTGATATGATAGCAAATCATCTAAGTATTGTTAGTAAAGGACGCTGTGGGCCGTCATGTAGTATAACAAATGATAAAAAACATGGTATAATTGTCGATGCAAATAAAATACAACAAGGAGTTCCTGTGAAGGTTATGATTAATGGAATAGAATTTGACGTTTCTGAAGAGGTTGCTGCAGCTTTAGAAGCTGAACGCAAAGCTTCAACTGATGAAATGGTTGAAGTGGTAAAGAAAGCTGAAGATGAAGGCGAAAAAGTTGAAGAACTTGAAAAGTCTAATGACGCTTTACAGGCAAAAGTGGATACTTTAAAAGTTAAACTTTCAAAAGCAACTGACTCTAAAATGAGTGATGCAGATCTAAATAAATTAGTAACAGAGAGAGCTGAGCTTGTTTCGTTTGCGCGAACTGTAATGGGTGACTCAATGCCTGAAACAATTTGTCCAATGGCTATAAAAACTGCTGTTGTTGAAAAACATTTTGGTATCTCAGTTGATGGAAAATCAGATGCATACATAGATGCACGTTATGACATGGTTCAAGAAGACCAAGTTGCTGCTGATAGTTCTGTTAAAAAGTTAGCTGACGATATGAAAAAAGAAAGAGACGATGTTAAAGTTGGTAACGATAAAGTTGCTACTGACGCTCGTGCTGCTTATATTAAGAAAAAGGTGAAATAATGTCTGTTCAAACTGCATATGATTTTAAACACGCTGAAGGTTTTGTAGGTCAAATGGCTGATCTACAATTAACAAATGTAATATCTAGAACTGTTGAGGCTTCTGCAATTGACTTCGGTCTTGCTGTTGTTCGTGGTACTACCGATACTGAATGTAAATTACCTACTGCAACAGGTGGAAGCTTT